CGAAGTGCTATATCAAACCAGGCGACGAGAACTCACTCTTCTACACCAAGCCAGATGAACCACCAGTCAGTCACCCAGCCGAGGTTCTTGAGCGCCTCAAGAAGGAAAAACCCGACGCCGACATGGAAGACCTTGTTAAGGAAGCCGATGCTGTGGTTGCCGCTGAAATTGAGGAACGACGCAAGTGGCGCGAGGCGCAAGCTGCCACCTCTTCTACAGATGCTACAATTGAAGAGTCCAAGGAAGAGGGTGAACCAGAAGTATCATCGGCGTAAAATAAATATTAGCTAATTTTAAAACAAAATGTGGAAAATAATTTTAACCATCATTTTGACAAGTGCGTTCTTTATTTTGTTTTTTGAACCAGGTGGAAAGATGCTTTCAAAAAACAAAAGTGAAAAAATTGAAGTGAGTACAGCCGATGGATTTATCGAAGATACTCGTGATGCGTTTATCGTGCCTGTGTATCCAACTCAACTTATAAATCGTGACATCACAGGGAAGGTCGCCCCAATTTATGGGGATATTGGTACTTTTACTGGATACTCAAGCGTACCTGAGGATCACTGGTTGCATGGTTTTCCCCATGAAAAAGCCTAATAAGAATACAGCAAATGCCACAATCCACGTAGTCTTTTCTATACTGGAAAAGATATCTGGTTTTTCTTGGGGTGGATAAAATTGCTGTTGTGGATACATCATCTCCGAAGGTTGAAAATAGTATGGTTGTTCCTGTTGTATGGGTGTACTATCTTCATTCTTCTCATCATTTTTAAATGGATCGTTGATGGGATCATATTCTATTGGATTTCCTATGTCAGTTTCCATTTTTTAATATAGCCCCTGTTTTTTTTAAGCGTCTTCTTCCTCACTTTCTTCTTCGTCGTCGACCACAAAATCCTTGAGACTCCCCTCATCATCATTATCGTCACTATCATCATCTGAATAATACTCATCTTCTGTATCTATATCCGAATCAAAGTCGGAGTCATGTTCGTCGGGTAAGTAATCATCTTCTAATACAGTCTCTTCTGGTTTATACAATTCTGGTTTCTTTATCTGGCGTCCCGATCGTGTTCTGGTTTGCACCATTTAAATAAATAAAGACTCCTGCCTTTTAAGTATCTTTTCTTGTATTTCTTCTCTAAAATCAAAGTCTGCGTACAATGCGAGTTCTTCAAGGGCATTTTGAGCATCTATACGACGACCCTCACTCTTGTATTGTATGTAATCCCTGTAAAGTTGTGGATGAATACCGGAGTACATATGAAATTCATCAATCTCGGGGACTATGTTTGGAAATTCAATATCGTTGACGAGTTTAGCTACCAGAAAGGCAGCCACACCAACGAGAATGAGAGCCATTCTTCTACTGTTGTGAGTTATTTTTTTTAAGAGCCTCCTTGACAGTGCCACTGAGTTCGTGTGTTCTGGCGGTACTCTTTGTACATTTGGGGCATTTTTGAGTTATTGTGTTCCCCTTGATAGCGTATGACATTACGATGCCATCCTCGTGAGTACCTCTAATTGTTTCACAATGTGTTAAGGTTGTGAGTGCTATGAATCCATTCTTCTGTCGAGTTAGACTGACAACCCGAGTCTCTTCTGGACACTTCATACACTTACGCATAAATACCTCGAGGGGTGTCTTCACATCACTCTGTTTGATCTGCGGCTTTTCTACAAACTTTTTGATTTCTGGACACTTCTTGAGGTCTTCCTTCTTGGGATACAACTTGTCAACAATGGTGGGGGTGAGGGTGTGCTTCCGACCATAAAAGTCCTTACAGAAACCGTCACGTCTACCCCTAATTGTTTCACATCTACAGAAACACTTTTGAGCAATCACAGATCCACTGATATGAAACCATACATGATTAGAACTGTGACCCCTCTTGAGGTTTTCACAATACTTGGAGTTTGTTGATACGAGATATGTCTCCTTGTGCTTGAAGAGTTTCGTAACTATGGCACTGCCCTGACCCTCCATACTTTTCTGAATGAAGTGTTCAATGAGACCCTTGAGTTCATCATTCTCAATTTCATCGGCGGTCTGTGCCGATGTGAAAGACCCCTCCTTAATCACAGAGGAGGGTGGCTCTACTGTAATATGTTGGGGTTGATCCGTCCTAATGGAGGACATCTTGAGGATATCCAAGTTTGGTTGTGGATCAATCTTTGTCAATGTACTGAGAGGGCCGTGATTGTACATAAATAGGGGAAGGTATGCGACTTGTACAACCTTCCCCGTGCCCTGACACTCTGGACATCCCTGACCACCACATGGGGTGTGCTTTGCCATCTTGTGAGACCACGGCATGCGGAAACCACTCCCTTTGGACTTTCTCCGAGCATCTCCATACACGGCGACATCTATGATTTCATTCCAATCTGTAGCACCTTTAGCCCTCGAGAGAGCCACAAGGATATGTTCCCTAAGGGCGAGGGCTGAGGATTGATCTACAACAAAGCCCGGCCAGTTGAGGTGAACCCCAGTCTTTGTATACTTACCGGCACTCTTGGGTGGGGAGACAGAAATGAGACATTCCTTACCCCCATGGCGCTTGACTTTGTCACATATGACCTTACAGATGTCCTGGATCTCATCAATTGTGAGGGATCTCGTATCCTTGTAGTCAATGTCCACAAAAAAGTTGTATTGAGGGCTCTTCTGTTCAACGACAAAGAGCTTCTCACCCGAACGGACAGCTTCAATATACTTTTCGTGGAACTCATTCAATTTATCAAATGGCACGGAGAGGACACCACCGTCCATGAGCACATGTGATAGATTGGTTGCATTATTCAATTTTTGTTCTTTGCACCACTTTTTAAACATACCTTTGTATCGAGTCTAACCTCTAAACCACCCCATCACAGAAACATCTGGAAATTCCTTGGGTGATTCTGCCAACTCCTTCTTTATCGTGAGAAGTTCATAGACTGTCTTTTCTTCGTTGTCCTTTATCCATTCCTCAACCTCCTCTGAACATAGGCCACGATGTGACTGGAGGAGTTCTCCAATCTGCATTAAAATATAAGCTTTTGACTTCATTCTACTTTATAGAGAATGTTTTTCTATTGAGAGAAGTTACACACGAATAAAACTCTGGATTCTTTACGACATTATCCACAATGCGCCTCCACTGCTTACGTGTATTAAACTCCTCGAGGGTATCAAAACTCATATAGTCATTCTCATCGTAGGTCTTTTTTATGGGTTGTTTATTAATCTTTTTAAGGTTTGTCTTCTGCTTCTCTTCATAAAACTTCTTGACGAGCGCCTGTTGTTGTGAACGAGTGTAGTCCACGAAGAAGACATACACATTATACTCCAAGTCGACAGTGGGGCTTTCCTTCACTATGAACTTGAACTCTGTATACTCACCACTCTTAAGGGCAACCACCCCACGGGTCTCTTCCTCCAATTCCCGAAGGGCACAACGGAGGGGGTTAAAGATCTCCCTCCGTCTACACCCCCCTGTCACAAATATCCAATCCTTGAACCTCCGATCCCTCACCGTGAGAAATCGGGGCTTGTCGTCAGCAAAGCTGACCGGTATCGCTATAGCTTTGTATTTTTTCATTGCGCATTCGCAAGTTATAATAAGTGGATATGTTTATTCCTCCTCCTTTTCTTCGGTATCTACTTCCTTCTTTTCGGCAACCGGCACTGGTTGTGGTTCTGGTTCGGGGGCACTGAGACGCTGGACCACGTGGGCTGAGAAGTTCTTGAGATTTTCAACATCTTGTTTGGCCTTATTCATCTCTCTGAAGAGAAAGATAACACCAGCGATTGCGACAATCGTGGCAATCATCATGAGGGTTTCGCGGTCCATTTGAATCATTATAGGTTACTGACGATTCTTCCTTTTAAGTAAGGACACCCATATTGGTTCTACCTGATGGTGGGCATTCATATGGACTTTGGGCAAATTGCACGGCTTCGTAATGCGTAGGTTCACACGACTTTTGAGTGGATGGTGTTGGTAGACCAACATACTTTTCAAGTGTCCTGGATTTGGGATCGTACGTCAATACAAAAACGATGGCGAGGAGAAAGAGTATCTTCAACATTGCGGGTTATTAATTAGTTAGAATATAAAAGGCCGCCCATACCATTCTCAATACGGAGAATGTTATAGTTCACGGCATAGATGTCGTCATCACAGTCGCGGGTATCATTGACGATACGGGCTGAGTCGAGACGAGAGAAGTTGAGAGAACCAGTGGGTTGGAGCTTACCAGTGTCCAAGCAGAATGGGTACACAAAGAGGGTCTTGACGGTCGCTGGCTTGGCTGCGTTGGTTGTGTTGAAATAGAGTGGGACGTGGGAGAAGTTTGGATCGGCAAACTTGTAATCGGCCACATCGGTACCGTTAATTTGGAGCTTGAGCTTATTGTCGTCGTTGAGGATTTCAAGAGCCGTCGCCTTACCCGCCGCGAGGTACTTCACTGGGTGATTGAAGTTGAGCTCCTGGATCTTGGTGAGAGAGGCCGTCGCCTTTTGGACTTGGGTGATGATCATATTTTGTGGGTTGGAGGCAAAGAACTCGCGCTCTTGGGTATCCAAGTACACGTAGTTGGCATACACGTCCCACTTGTCAGTGGCCGCCGCAGAGCCCCAAGTAATGCGAAGTTCCACATCGTGGTACTGGAGGGCAATGAGGGGGAGGGCGGTTTGGAGGTTTTCGCAGAAAGCGAAGCGGAGTGGGTAGAAACGGGAAGCAGTGGCACCACCGAAAAGGTCACCAGAAACCGACTTGGAGGAGTTTGTGGCTGAGAGCACTGGGGCAATGAGCGTAGAGTACGTGGAGTCTTGGTCATCAATGACCTGACCACCCACAAGGAGTTCAACCTTGGCAATCTTGGTGCGCCAATCGGCAGCACTGTAGCCCACGGCAGTTGATCCGTCATTGGGGGCGAGGTACACGTAGCTGAGGAGATCCCCCTTGCGTTCAAAGCGGATCGTTGACATACCTCCATTGGACACATTCCCCTGGATCACTTGGCGTTCCACGGTCTGGGAGAAGTTTGTGTGTCGCTTGTAGGTAGAGCGGAAAAAGCTAATTTCGGGTTGACCGACAAGGTGCGCATCCTGAGCACCGACAGCCACGAGTTGGGCAATACCACCAGACATTTTATAGTATAGTGAGAGTTTTTTTTAAGTGGACAAGTTTGCAGAACTTTTCTGTTTAGATACGAGTACGAGTGACTGCGTTGCTCGGGACTAGGCACTCTCTAAAGCGTCGAGTCTCGCCAAGACCGAGGCGAGTTGTGTCTCCAAGGTCGCAACCTTGGCTTTCTCTGCTTGAAGCTGTCTATCAACTTCTTGGAGAGCGGTGGTGGCGATGGTCCAGATGGCTTCTTTCTTCAGATAAACAAAATCATTAACCTCTTGACCGTACACGAATAGTTGCGTACCTGGGTATGTTGTCGTTGTCTTTGTGTAGTCTTGGACGATTTCTTCATACCCCGTAGTATCTTCCAAAGCGTTGTATTCTTCAATGGAGACTACAACATTTGCGTTTTGGTAGCCAGTTATGTTTGTGACGTACCCCGATTTATCTTCGAGCGCTTCATACTCTTCGAGTGTGAGCGTCGTGGTCGTGATTTCAGTGATGACGTTACCCGTCTCATCAACCGAACCGGTCCACGCACTCAAATCCTCTTCCACGCGAATGGTGTGTTCATCGATGACTTCCACCATGTGGACGTCGTGGTCTTCACCATCAATCCCAACTGTTCTGATGAGCGTGGTCGCATTACTCTCCAAATTGGATGTGTTAAAGTTCACAAAGGTGATGACGTTCGAGAAAGAGACATTTGCCAATTCATAAATATTTGGTAAGACCTGCCTCTTCTCCTTTGTTGAGTACGGCAACACTTCGCGCACTTCTTGGGCAATGAAGCCCCATACCACTTCTTGACCTCTCTTAATTATGTCTTTGTATTCATATCTTTTCGGTTTGAGAAGTCGCAATGTTTGAAGGGCAGTCTCATCTACAACATCAACTATGTTTTTCTTTATTCTTCTATCAGAGCCACCAATTGCCCCATTTAATGAGACGATTTCACCGTTGGTCGCAATGTCTGCCTGTCCGAATACTGAAACACTATCAGAATAACCCCCCGATGTCTGAACTAAGTGGGCATCACTATAATCAAAGTAGCTTATCGCAGTACTGGTAGCAAAATCGCCAGTAGTACTTTTATGGACGTGTAGTCCCGCTCGAGGACTCGCCGTCCCAATGCCGACGTTGCCATCCCTGTTGATACGCATGCGTTCAGGTACATCTGCTAAAGGATGGGCGTCAAACCCACCGATAGATCCACTTCTTCCCACTCTAAAAATCATACCTTTTGAGAGATTTGTACTTTCACTGACCATCTGGATACCACCTCTGAAGATAGTCCCACTGCCATGAGCAAAACCAATCGCTGGTAAAGTGCTGGTGCTATTATTATTTTGATTATCTGATATGACTAAACCGAGTTGATTGCCACTGTTCCCTATTACATCTTCAACCTGCAATTTTCCTCGAGGATTCGTCGTCCCAATCCCGACGTTGCCACCGTCTGCTATTGTCATAGCGTGTGACATAGTAGCATCAGTGGTGAGTGTTCGTGTAAAAAAAGTTAAACGACCACGGCTATTGCCAGTTCCATCTTCCAAACTTCCTTTAATTGCCGCAAAATATCCCTGGTTTGCACCAAACATAATCCCACCACCACTACCTGTATCGCCATCACTACTTTTTAATGCAATAAGACCACCCGTTGAACCAACTTGATCAAATGTAGCATCGGATGTTTGTCCAGCTCCGTATAATTGTAATTGAGCGGCTGGAGAATTCGTCCCAATCCCGACGTTGCCCCCCGATGTAACCCGAAGTCGTTCAGCGCCACTTGTCCCAACGACATACGTATCGTTGGCGGGAAACCCAAAGTATGTATTGGTATCACTCGCGTGTTTAATGTATGCAGGCATAGTAGCATTTGAAGAGCTTATGTTGGCGGCTGAACCGTTAACACTTATACTCCACGTCCCCGATGCATTACCACCAGTTCTAGTGGGGACGTTGAGGTACGTTCGTATGGCAGCCGTGTCGCTACAGAAACGTATGTAATTATCGTTGCTATTATTGACTCTATATGCCATCGCACCACTTATCGTAGTTGAATTCGCGTAGTTTGGTCTTACTAAACGACAATTTATATCCGCACTCGCATCTCTCTGGGCAATTGTGCTGGCAGTAGCAGCGGTAGCGGCTGTGATTGTCGCAGAATTTGCCTGACCTGTTATGGTTCCAGCAGTCGTTGCGTAGCCCGCGTTGGTGGCGGAACCCGCACTGGTCGCGTAGGCCGCGTTACCCGAAACATTACCCGTTACATTACCCGTCAGGTTACCAGTAATTGCCTCAGTGAATCTCGCAGTTCCATTGACGTCCAACTTGTAGGTTGGATCGTTCGTCCCGATGCCGACGTCACCCGCTGCATCAATCCGAAATCGTTCAACGTTATTTGTCGTAATGACATACGTATCATTACCTGGAAACCCAAAGT